AAGTTATTTACTTTCGAGAGGCCAATCTACAATTAAACTACCTGATAAATATCAACCTGTGCTTGATATACTAATTGAACGTCAGGCATATAATCAAAAAAGTTTAACGCAAAAACTAAATAATCTAGAGCAAGATGAAACGGCAAGATTAATTGCTAAAGAAAAAGATGACGCTAAAGCAAGAGAAGTAAAAAACAGTCTTGCTCTTTATGATTGGTTTGATAAATCAGATGCAGTTCAATCTGACCTTTCTGAAAGAATGGCGAGTGCTAATACTGAAGAAGAAATTGCACAAATTTTAACTGAACAAAAAGCTTACGAAGCAGAAAATAGAAAATTAGTTGGGCTAGAGAATGCATTTTTATCTGCCCCAAGAGCAGCCGGAAGAGAAGATGCTGTAAGCACTTCTATTGCTAATAGCTGGGTTAGCTCTCTCTTAGACAAAACATTTACAATGGAAATGCCTGACGGTGGAGGCGGTGATGAAACTGTCGAAGTCTCTGTAGGTATGTCATCAAATCTTATGTCTGAGGTTGCAATCGCTCTTGATAAAACA